GGGGTGGTGGCGGCCGGGGGGCGGCTGAGAAAACAGCTTATACTGCACAGTTGGAGAAGGTCAATCAAATGAAGAAAGACATGAGTCTTCTCCCCGCAGCTGACCCTTTGATGGGGTCCTCTTATTTGAGAAAAGTCATGGGGGCACAATTCGGGGGCGGGGCAGAGGGACGCAAAGCACTGGAAAATAGGATAACAGACTTGGGGCACCTGATCGGTCGCGACCAAGCAGTCAGCCCCGAACAGATAGCGGAAAAGGAAAAGCAACAGGAGCACCTAAAAAGGTTAAAGAGAGAACTGGCTCTTTATGGGGGGGAAATGGGCACTCCTGTAAAAATAACCCCTACAGAACCTTTGTCGTCCGAGTTACAGCAGATGTTGAGATTTACAACCCCTGAACAACAATTACAATCTTTTCTCAAGGGTGCAGGCGCGCCGTCAATTTTTGGCGCACCTGTCAGTGACGAAGGTTTCGGAGGAGCTTCAAGGGATCGTTTTGGTATTAAGACCGCGGGAGAATCGCCGTTCGATCTTACGGGATTTTCGAAAGAACAACTTCAGGATCTGCTAGTTATTAACGACGAAATAGAGAAGTCCATTATAGGACAAGACAAAGCAAGCGCAACGGCTTTAGACAAACACCGCCAACAATTTGTAGTAGACCAAAAACTTAATAATCTAGCCGACGAATACAACCAAACACTTAAAGATCAAAGACAGGAGTGGGAGAGGATAGACAATATCAGATCTAAAGATTTTTGGAAGGGCCTTGAGGATGGTTTCTCTAGGATTCAATCAGAGGAGGAAGGTCTCTTTAACAGGCTAGGAAACGAGCTCCCAATGCAATTTAAAAACAACATGGTAGGGGCCATGGAGAGTGTTATGGACAAGACCACAGATTTGGGAGATGCTTTGGAAGGTGTAGCGGTCGAGTTTTTGCGCAGTATGCGTCGTGCCTTTCTTGACAGCGCTGTGAGCAACATGATGATGGCAGGGAAGGCTATTTGGTCTGGGGCGACGGCACAGAGAGGTGGTATCATTACAGCTCAAGGAGGAAGGTTGGTTCCGGGGACAGGAAGTGGGGACAAGGTGCCGTTGCTTGCTGAGCCCGGAGAAATTGTTATGAATCGAGAGGCAGTTAACGCTGTAGGAGCGGATACTTTGCTGGGAATCAATTCTGCAATTCCGAGATTTCAAAAAGGCGGCGGTCACTTAATGACCTTAGGTAAAAAATTACCGCGGGACTGGAGCCAAATGAGCGGTCTGTTTTTACAACGAGGCAATGCCGAAACAGAAGAGCTTGCTGAAAAACACGTGGAAGCAATGGAAAAGAAAGCGGCGGCGGCTCAAAAAAAGCGAGAACGAAAGGCCGCGTTGATAAGTATGTTTACTAGTGCTTTGCTCTCGGGGGCGATGAGTTGGGGCGCTGGAAAAATAGGAAAATGGGCAAAAGGTCGTTCAGCCAAACAATTTGCTAAACAAACGAGTGGAGGTGCAAGCTGGAAGGAGATTGTTAGCCACTATGGGAGCGAACAAGAGGCGAAGTGGGCCTTTAGTGGTGGTGACCAACGAGGTGGTTTGGTTCGTCGCCAGTCGGGTGGTTTTGTAGGACGCTCTGGGAGTGTGGCGCGGCGTTACGGTTCGTATCAGGGGGGAGGTACCGTTTCTGTGCCCTCTGGTGCCCCTGCTCTTGGGAGCTCCACCAATACTAATAATGTAAGCATCAATATTTCATTGGGAGGCGGGGACAATTCTCGTGGAAGTGGGGCCAGTCAAACAACAATAGGCAACACGGGCGGTCCCTCTAAGGTTAGTGATGGCGACGCGAAAGCACTGGCAGATAAAATTAAAGGCCAAGTGCTTAAAGTCATAGCAGAAGAACAAAGAGTAAGTGGCTCGTTGTGGCAGGGAGCTAGGAGGCCATAATGCCAAAAAACGCAGTTCCAAGTTACGAATCAAAATTCTTTATTAATGAATATGGAATTTCGGGTATTCGCGAGTGGGATGCTAGTTATAGTGTGTCTCAGCAGACGGTTAATGCTCTGGGCGCGGGCTTTGTGCGTAATGTTTATAATGATACGCTGCAAGGGCAACTTTCTATAACTCGCGATATAATTTTTAATAGTGATCCGATTTTATCATATACCGGAGAAGAGGCTGTTTCTGGCACTTTAATATATGACACCTATCTGGACGGGGGGCGGGGCAAAAGTTTTTGGTTTTGATTCTGGATATTTAACTGATTATTCAGTCAGTTGTGGTGTAGGAGGGGTGCCGACAGTTAACAGTTCTTTTGTTACGTTCGGGCGTTTTGGCAGTGGTGTGCGCGGGGGAGAGCTTGATTTTTCTGGTAATACCCCTCTAGACGGAAGTCGTGGGTTTTTAGCTTTTGCCAATCAGGGTTCCATTCAATGTGGATTTAACCAATCAGGTACCAATCGCGTAACGAAGGTAAGTCAAAGTTATTCAATAGAACGGGAACCAATTTATACATTAAGCCAAAAAACAGCATCTGACTTAACAGGGGGAGCAGGGTTTGTTCCCACTGAGGTTATTACTCATTACCCTATCGAAGTCACGACGAACATGACGGTAGAAGTGGACGATTTTGAAACTGCCAATATTATGGATACTATACGTAGTGGCCATTATGAGACAATCGAATTAACGATCAACCAAGCCTATCAGGGTATTCAGCCTCTAAACGGAGACGCTGTTGTGGGAGGCGCATTAGCCTTATTGGATGACTCCAGCAATCAACTTAAAGATAACGGATATCAAACAATGTACAAATTTCATAGTGTAACAGGGCAATTGGTGTCAGAATCAATTAGCACATCAATAGATGGAACACTAAGTGTAGATTTAGAATTTAAAGACTTTTTAAACAGGAAATTATAAAATGGGACAAATAACAAGCTATACGCCAATCTCAGCGCCAATCAATGTCGCCAGCATGCTTTTTATAGCGGACGCAGGTGCAAGCAATCAGATTAAAAGCACGACCGTAACAAATTTAAGCAAAGTACCTCAAATTTGGGCCGCAGACGGCAACGGCTTAAAGCTGACAGACGACGACAGCACAGGCAATTATGGTGTCTTTATCAAAGACGGAGGAAATGTCGGTATTGGCACCGGCGCCGGGAGTCCCAACACATTTCTTGAGTTAAATTCCGGAGCAAGAACGGCTACTTTTGTTGCGGGGACGCCTTCGACGTGGACGAATATGCTTTTACTGAACCCCACAGACACCAATACCGCTGCCGTAGGTATTAATTTTCAAGTTGACAATGCTTTTGATTCAGGTAGTGGGGCTGGAATCGTGGGAATTAAAAGCCATGCCACTAATGCTCAAATGGATTTGGCTTTTATTACTGATCCGTCTGGAGCGGGTTCCGCGGAACGGATGAGAATATTGCACGATGGAAACGTGGGAATTGGGACAACTACCCCCACAGACCTTGTAGAGATTAAACTTGACAACTCAGGTACGGATAGAGCGTTACAGTTGAACTTTCCTACTTCGTCAGCAGGTTGTGGTATAAAGTTTGCTCAAGCGGGGACTGCTAAAGCCTATATTCAGTTTTTGGGGTCGGCGTATGGAACGGTAGCCCGAAGAAGTCAGCTCGAGTTTCTGTCGACAGCGGGAATTACTTTCTGGCCCGACTCTGGGGCTGCTGATGTTGTAATAGATGCAGATGGAAATGTGGGAGTGGGGACCACTAGCCCTACGGCAAAAATACATATAGAAGGCGCTGGCACAAGTCCCGAGTTATTGCTCCTTAATAATACCACGGTTGACACTCAAATCAAGCTAACAAACAATGGTGGAAATCCCGCATATATCATAAACGCCGCTGCTTATTTGGCTTTGGGAGACAGCACCACCCCAGCTGCTGCCACACATTTGGTTATACAAAAATCTACGGGACGCGTCAGCATTGGCGGAACGCTTGGTACGTGGAGCTATCCGTTGACCATTAGTAGTTCGGTGGCTACTGCGGCTGAATTTGGAAGTGCACACGCTTCAAAAGCTTATATTTATATAGTCAATTCCGCAAGCGGAACGGCGCAAACTGCAACCATTTTTGGTAATGGCGCAGCAAACCCTACTCGATGGATGTGCGGTCAGTTTTGGAACACTTCTCATAATTATTTTGGATTTGAATTTTTGGATGGCGCCACACCTGACGGGGCTTCGTTTAATGCTGGTACTCTACAGAACACTACGGTATATATTTCAGAAGCAGGGGGTATAAGCTCTAAAAATACACCTGTTGCTTTTGGTCAGATTCTTACCAACGGTTCTACCTCTCCTGTGATAACTGGGTCTTATAATGTTAGCGGTGTAACGTGCGATAGCAGCGGGCAGATTGTGGTTACTTTTAGCAAGCAACCAAGCAATACAACCTACACTGTTGTTGCAACAGGGGTAAAAAATGCGGACGGTAGTGCTTTGGTGGGAGTGGCTCTAAACGCTGACAAGCTGGCTGCGACGTGTACTATTAACGTTTATCCTACTTTGAGCCTAATAGCTACAAGCAACGACTATTTAAGTTTTACAATTTATGGGGCCAAACTAAAAGCATAATAATAAATGGCTAAGTTCATAAAATATGAAAAAGCATTACTTGAGATCGAAAGCCAAAGCATTTTGGCCGAAAACGCAGAGCTGGGCGTAGAGGCTTCCTTAGGGCCTGTCGAAAATATAACAGGTAGTGTGATGCGCTATGTGGCCACGGCTCCATTGCGCGGGACGCTTTCTTTTAGTCATTATTTAACAGGGCGAGTACATGAATTTTTAAATCCGTTAACCAATATAGAGAGAACGGGAGAACCGTTGAGAGGCAACCTAGGGGGAGTTGAATTTACAAGTGGCTATATCAAAGGGTTGGAATTTTCGGTCTCTCCTTTTGAGCCTATCTTAATGCGCTCCACCTTGGATATTTATGGGGAGCTTTCGGTTAAGGAGTCGGGAAGGAGCGACGTTAGCTTGCGCAACCAGAAGAAATTGGGGCATGGCGCCAAAACCTATGTGGCCGGAAACGATATTGGAATAAATAGTAAATTAGGTTTTAGTTATTCGGTATCTTGTGATAGAAATCCTATGGTAGTAATAGGGAGCGGTTTGCCATCTCGTGTTACAAAAGAAAACGTGAGAATCAATATGACGGTAAGGGGAGAAGATTTCGGGAGCGTCCTCAAAACGACAGGTAACGCGGCCGTTGCAGATATTTACGTTTATGATGTCTATGGAAGCGCAAGTGATGCTGCCTTGGGGCGTTTTGGGTGCACGGGTCAGATTTTTTCACAAAATATCACAGCATCTGACGGAACATATATGGCGGGAGAGGTGTCGATTTCTCAGGACTATCTAACAGGTAAAAAAGTAGTATGATAATTAATTCAGGCGTAACCGACATTAAAGGAGTGCCTCCGTTTGAGTTGGGCAATACTTACGATAAGTATGATATTGTTTATTATAGTGGCTATGATGAGTCTAATGTTAGTTACCCATGTACTCAAGCGCAGTCGGGGCATTATTATTATAGTGGCAACTCCAGCCAAGTTGCGGCGGCGGCAAACATTCCTGCGGGTGCTACTTCTAACTGGACTACTGGTTTTTTCTTTGATGTCTCCTATGGAGCTACTGTGGATTATAAGGGTTTAAATTATTCCACAGAGTATGGTGATGGTTATTATAATTTGTTGAACAAAAGCGAAAATGCGGTACGCGCCACTTTTAACGTTTCTCTAGAGAAACGGACAGACAAGGAAGCTAAAGCCGCCTTACACTTGTTAGAGGATTCTTTCAACAAGGGGAATCGTCCCACCGGAGGCTATACAGGTATAAACTGGACACCGTTTCCTCCTTATAATATGAGCGGGGAATTTTTTGTAGAGAGTTTTGATCATGTTTACGAATCTCCCGACGTCAACACGGTCTCGACTACCTTTTACAATGAAACAGCATCGTTGACTGATTGGAAGCAATTATATATCCCCTTCACAAACACAAAAGGAGACTATATAAATGATATAACTTACTATCAACATGATATTTCTTATTTAAGGACACTTCCAGACACACCTCTTGTTTTAGACGGCCAAAGTGGTTGGTATTACTTCACAGGAGAAAAACATGTTGATTACAGCGCAGACACAGGAATTTTAGGCTCCGTCTTTAACAGTCCTTCTGGGCAATATACTTTATGGAGTAAAGATAAGTTTTATTTTGATATTAATCAGGGATTAAATATGCCGCACACCCCCCGCTTTACTAAGCAGGACTTGCGAAACCAGTTTACACAGCGCTTTTCAGATGGTATCAATAAAAATCTTTTGTTGTTTACTGTCACATTTCAGGGCAGAAACGACAAAGAAACAAAAGCAATGCTTCATTTTCTAGAGCATCATCAGGGGACGCAATTGTTTCATTTTACCCCTCCAGCACCATATAACTTTACCAATAAGGTTTTCGTCGCTTCGACTTGGAGTCATAATATTCATTTTAAAGATAACAATGATATTACTGTAGAAATGCGAGAATTTCCTATTGATTACCTTAATGTATCACAAAGTTTTAGAACTTTGGTGACAGTGGTAAATAGGCCAGTACCCGAATGGGGGGGAAATGTGGGTGGAAACTTAGGGGGTTCGTCCGCAGGTTCTGTTTCTACAGAACAGCGTCGGGAGGGTCTTGATTTTGTGGGGGCGACGGGTATCCGAACCTATGTAGCAACAGGATTTTCCCTAAGAACGGGTTTTTATTTAACCAATAGTGGAAACACCCCCATTGAAACCTTTTTGGACATTACTAGCCCCTATTCGACATTTGAGTTTCCTTCGGGCGATGCGGATAGCCCGCTGGTTACGAGTCCCGGTAATAGCACCTTTGTTCCATTTTATTTCAAAGGACTGCAAGACAACCTCACGGCACCCGGGTTTAATATTGGGCCGGATGGGAGTGGGGTCTTTACAGGGGTTTTAAACCTAAGAAGTCGATCGCGGGAAAACGGGGTTTATGATCCTAGTGGAGACATTCGTTTTGGAATAACGGGCTATGTAACAGGATGGGATACCAACCCCTACAAGGGAATGGACGGCCAAAATCCAATGCATCCCCATAAATTTTTGATTCAAACAGGATACGCTAGTGCCTCTGGGATACCTATAAATGTGTTGCACTGGACACACCCAGTAACAGGCTATTATTTAAACCGTTATAATATCGAATACACTCAAGACAAAGACTGGGGCAATTGGTCAGGAATAAGGGCTCATGATGCCTCGAGCCCGCAAAATATTCCGGGCATAACAGCGACAGGGTTCGAAATAAATAAAAAGCTGGTGGAGTCTTTTGGTTATGACTATGCCATTGGAGGCGGCGTATCCACTAATTTGTATACAGGCATACAAGTTCCCCCAAGCCTGATTGGGGAAGCTCAGATACCGGTCGCTAGTCGAAACGTACCTGACCCGTTAAATACAGGGGTGCAACAAAGCAGCTTTTTCATGCATAGCGGTGAAGAAGGGTCCCCGCTAAATCATGGTGAGGATTATTATTATAGAATGAGGTCGGAGTACGTGCAGCCCAATTCTCAACTGAGTCCGGAAGCAGATGTTATAAGTGGGTCGATGTATGTTTATGGGAGCGGGGTAGGGGCTTTCAACGTGCCCACTTCTTTTGAGGTGGCCACAGGATTAGGGCGTCTTTCTCCCGACTATATCTTCGATAAATCACGCACTAAGATATCTACTCGCGAAAAGGGTTCTTTTCATGTTTTTTTGAAGCATCAAGCCCATAATGTCAATTTAAGTGGCGCTTTTTTGCAGGGATTGGTGGACGCAGGAATGGTTAAACAACAGGTCATTGAGGGAAAGGTTACGGATATGGAGGTAGAGGGTGGTTTAACCGCATTGGATGTGGCCAACACGGGGGCCTATGCGGATAATTTTACAGGAGTTAAATTTATATTAAGGCCCGGATATGTTATTGGTTCAAACAAAGTAGGAAGTCCGGCCGTAGAAACAGGCGATCAATTGTTAACTGGAATAAGCCACGGTCATGCCTCCAAACCCATCAAGGAAACCCCTTCAGTGTTGGTGATGCAAACTCGGTCGGCTATAGTTGGACAAGGGGGAGATGGGGGGGACGGGGGCTATACAATAGTAAACAGCACGCTCCCGCCGAAAACCACCGGAACCACCCCAGAAGGGGGCTCTCAATCTCTTTTTACTTTACACCTAACAATAGGCAATAAAAAGGATTCGACAGCAGGAGGAGATGGTGGAGATGCCCTTTATGTTTCCCATCCAAATATTGCACAGTTTTCTATACGTAAAGACTATAACTCGTTGATTTATGCCGGGGGAGGAGGCGGAGGAGGCGGAGATAGATTTTTGGCTGAAAAATTGTTTGGTTATTTGTCGCCGGGACAACACCAAGGTGGCAGTAAGCCGGATCCCGGTGCAGCGGTGCGAGGGAGTAACTTTAAAGAGGTTTGGGCAACAAATAATACAATCCAAATTTCCAATACTGATGGTAGTATTTTGGTTAAACCAAAGGCAGCTATGGTGACCAAATGGGGTCTGAATTTGGGGACGGGTGGCCAAGTTATATTTAGATCTAGTAGTTTTGTGGGAGAGCATAATGCTGGAGCCGGAGGAGGAGGGGCCGGTTTTATAAACTCGCAGGGGGGTACCGAATACAGCAAGGATGGATCTACCGTACCTCCCGATACGATGGGAGGATATAATTTTTTTGGACTAGGCTCTTTCCAAGGGCCTATCGTAGGGGGTAGCATGGTTGCAAGAGGAACCATGACGTCATGGGCAGGAAATGGGGGCGATTACGGTCTCGATGGTCAAGATGGGCAAATCTTTAACAAGGAAACCACTGGTTACCCCTTTAATTTGCCCCCTTCGGGAGGCGACGGAAAAACTGGAGGTTCGGCAGGTAAAGCCATTTCCGTGGTTGCGGCTTCAGGAGGGGGCCTGAATACTAATTATACTCAAGCTAATTATCGCGGAAAACTTTTGGCATTAACGCCGTCAGCGCGCACCCCCAGCGATATCCCGGGACTTGTGGCTCATTTTGATGCTAGTCATAATGTTTTTCAGTCGGACAAGGTGGCCGTTATCAAGGTGGCCGTTATTAATAATGCGGCCGGTTACCCAGTGAGCACTACTACTATGACCGTGGATAAATTGCCGGTAGAAATAACCAGCGGCACCACTTTAACTTTCGCCAATGGGGCAACGTTTGCCCTAACCAGCACCGCGGCCGTAAACGCAACATCTATAGTATCTACCACTGGGCTAACTGGTGCCGCGGTTGTCAACAATGAGGTAGGGGGCGTTATTGTTACAGCGAGCAATGACAGTGTAGTGAGGTGGTATTCTAAAAATGATTCTAATGTTTATTTGGCTCAGAACACTGCCAATAACCAACCAACATTCCAAAACGCTAATAAGACCGATACCTCCATTCCGGGGAGTACGGATGCGACCGTCAAGCACACCTATTTCAACAATCAAAAATACATTTATTTTTCCGCCCCATCCGCATCTCATGTTGATTATATGAAACTTTATCATGCTACCGCAGATTCCAGTTATGCGGGAGATGTGCGTATCAATAATAACGGGCTGGAATATTTGCCAAGCACTACAGCGCAGGCCATTACGATAGATGCTATATCTTTTTCTATTGCCAATGGAACAACCCTCAGATTTCCAAGGGGAGCCTCTTTTCAGTTAACTGCGGCGGCGGATTATACCGGCACCCCCCTTACTAGTTTGACCGGAAAGCTTTATAAGAGTAAGCTGAAGGACGATGATAGGGGATTTTATCGTTTGTCTTCTTTGGCGTCGGGGTTTGAAATTTTTTATGTGGTTTACCCTAATCGTTGGTTGGATGGAACTTCTAATTTTACATGTTCCATTGGAACTGATTATTCTGAAAACACACCGGGTATAGATAATTATTATGAAACGGGATGGTGCGCCTTTTCGCCCAAGACCAAGTCTATGTCCAATGCTTTTTATGGGCGCGACGATGGTCAGGTACATGATAATACCGGACTTGGCCCAAAACACTCTTTATCTTTTGCTGACTGGACAATGACAGTTGTGCGAGATCCGGTTATAGCCCCGGGCCGTTCGTGGATTTACCATCTTAAAGGGGAGGCTTATAGGGGGAATATGAGAGTAACGGCTAAGAACAATGGGGTTACTGTAGGTTATGGGGTTTTTAAGGCCGATAAGTTTAATTTTAATGCATCTGGAGATGTTTTGATTGGGGCAACATCTACCGCCAAAGGTTTTAGGGGTGGAATAGCCGCTGTTCTACTTTACAATAAAGGGTTGACAGCGCAACAGCGCCGAGTGGTGTATGGAAATTTAATGAATAAATACCTACGAACCAAAAGTGCAACAGCTACGAGCGAAACCTCTGTGGATTTTACAAATCTTAAGAGCGATTCTAATGGTTTGGCGGGGCGCATCCTTTTTAACTCATAAAAATGTCCACAGAAGCACACAACAAAAGCATAACAGACCTCCTTCCGGATACCCTTATAGAATTATTTGAGATTGATACAGGATCCAGCTTGGGCATTAAGCGTTTTCATGCGGGAAAGTTAGTCGCTAAAGATATAGTATTCAACAAGCTAATTTATCATAGTTTGCCTATCGAGGCTGATGGTTTTGAGTCCAAGGGGGATGGTTCATTGCCTCGCCCCCGTTTGGTAATAGCTAATCCAGACGGATTAATTTCTGACCTTATAAAAAGAGAAAAGGACATGGTGGGAAATATTTTTAAAAGAATAAGAATTTTTTTAAAATTTATAGACGCTGTTAATTTTCCTGATAACACCAATCCTTTTGCTAATCCAGATCCGGAATCCAAGTTTGATGATGATATATATGTGTTTAACAGAAAGGTGTCCGAAAACAAGTATTTTGTTGAATTTGAATTGATTTCCCCTTTAGAGGTTGAGTCCTATAAATTGCCCGCACGCATTATGATTGCGAATTATTGCCCATGGACCTATCGGGGTATTGGGTGCAAATATGGTGCGCGCCCCTCGTATACAGGCCCCACTACCGCCTTAAAAGATCCGGAAACTAATAAAAATATAAAGTCAGTTGATTTTTTTGTTAAGGCGACTAACACTAGCGAATTAGACAGAGCCATTGGGGGCATTCCTATTGCGGACAGCAAAGACAAAAGGTTTGATGACCCCAAAAATGATTGGGGGTTGAGCGGATTGAGGTGGGCTTATAACTATAATCCAACCTATATTTCTGTAGCATTGGATACGGTAGTTAGCGCGGGTTTCACTCAACCAGTGACTCTTTCCGTGGCCTCTATTTCTGAAACCATTGATCCTAGTAGAACGCTTACATTATCCGATAGCGGGGGGTTACAAATAGGCACATTGGTATTGACTACCCAAGCAAAGAGAACGGTGACGGTTACCTTAGCAGCGGATGCTTCGAACGGGGCCACCTCTCTTGATGTTCTTCCAGTAAACGGGGCCCTTAAGAGCGGAGAAATTATTACATTCAGCGGAAGTAGAACCTTTACGTTGGACGCTGATGCCCCAACTACAGCTCAAAAATTATCAGGAACTACCAGTGTGTGGGGGTCTGATGTTACCGCTGCAAGCGAAGGAACAACGCGCACGAGTATTACGGGAAATTTAAATTTAACATCAGGAACAAGTGTACCTGCTGATGCCACAGGAATTGTAGGTTATGTTAAGGGAGATGTTGTTGCGATAGATCCCAAAGAATCCACAGAAGTGGGGCCGATTCAGCCAGATCAAACGGTGAGTCTTTTTGTGTGTATTCAAGACCATACTTCAACCCAAGACCCTCGCTTTAAGAAAGAATACTGGGTAGAAGATCAATGTAGCAAAACTCTCCACGCATGCAAAATGAGGTTCGGGGATTGGGCAGAGGAACAACCCACGAAAGGGGGCATTCCTTTTGGAGGGTTTCCGTCTATTGAAGCATACAGATATACCAATTAAGTTAGATTTTTTGGATTATATTAAACGTATTTCTTCTTTTTATAAAAGAGAGATATGCGGTTTAATTTCTCATAATTCTTTATTTTTTGTTAAAAATAAGTCACCTCTCCCTAGGGAAACCTTTTATATTGATCCTGTTAAATATCTGGAGGTGTCGCGGGATAAAAAAATAGATTTTTGTTTTCATTCTCACCCAACAACGTCTTGTAACCCCAGTGAGGCGGATATTGAGCTTTCTGATAATGCTTTGATTCCTTTTTTGGTATTTTCCCCAAGAGAGGGGAAGTTCTCTTTGTATAGGCCAGATACCAAAGAAACGATTTATTTTTTAATTTAAAAGTGTATAATGTAATGTATGGTATCCATTTCTATCGAAGGCCGCGCTGGCAAAATCCTAGGATCCCGCTGGAAGCTCCATATTGCTACGGTTGGAGAGGCTATTAGGGCTATTAGGGCTAATACAGAAGAGGTTTTTCAGCGCGCCTTGGGCTCTTCAAAGGCATATGTGTTGGTGGTAGATGGGGTACCCGTGGAAAACTCTGGATGTTTTTTAAAAAAAATTAAGAAAAGCTTGTTAATTATTCCTGTTTTGGCGGGAGGATTTATTACTGCATGGTATGCGATTTTTTCGGCGGTATTGAAGATAGGTATTGGTTCTTATGTTGTAGCGGGAGCGATAGCCACTGTGGTGTTAGTGTTAGCGATTGCTTTAATTATTTATGGTATTTATATGTTAATTACCATACTACTGGGAGGACAAGATCCGGAAGAAGGGGGAGAGGGAACCTCTAGTTATGTTTTTAGTGGGCCTGAAAATGTTACCACTCAGGGGCAAGTGGTACCCGTGGCGTACGGGCGTTTATTGACTGGTAGCACAACAATTTCGGTAGGTTTGACTAATGTAGATAAATACGTATGGGAACATAATGATATGGCTAACATGCTGGGAGGGACGGTAGATAACGCCCCGCCTGAAATCGTTTATCAAGGGGGTTTCACCGCAGGTTGGCCTCTACACGACTGGAACGGCCCGGTGGGCGTCCGGTGGCACACGTGATGATAGCCCTTTCTTTACATTTGGATAATAGGAGATGACAGAAATTTCTATAGAAGGTAAGCTTGGTCGCGAGTTAGGTTCCCATTGGAAACTCAAGGTTAGGAATTTTGTGGAGCTGTTTAACGCTCTTGAGGCTAACACAAATAAGCTCAGGAAATATCTGGATGGGCATCGCAGGGAATATTGGGCAATATTTGTTAACGACGAAAGGGTGGATCCCTCCTCTTTTCTTCATTCTAATATAAAAAATAAAAAAATTAAAATTATACCCATATTAGCAGGTGCGGCAGCATCAGTGGCGGTGGCTATAGTGGGTGCTATGGGTATTGAGTCTGCGCTTTTAGTTATGGTTTTAGAGTTTGTTTTAACTGCAATTATTTCCACTGCTATTTCTTTTGGGTTGAGTTTGTTGTTAGCTAAGCTTTTAAAAACTGATGATCCCAAAGCGGTTAATACCACCTCTTTTATATTTTCTTCTCCTGAAAACGTTACGCAGCAAGGACAGGTGGTTCCCGTAGGGTATGGAAGGATCAAAGTGGGTAGCACAACAATTTCGGTAGGTTTGACTAATGTAGATAAATATGTATGGGAACATAATGATATGGCTAACATGATGGGAGGGACGGTAGATAACGCCCCGCCTGAAATCGTTTATCAAGGGGGTTTCACCGCAGGTTGGCCTCTACACGACTGGAACGGCCCGGTGGGCGTCCGGTGGCACACGTGATGATAGCGATCGGAAAAATAATGACAGTTTGGACTATAGGAGATACTAGAAATTATGTCTAATCACTACTATGAAGGTGGGCAGGGCGGTACAGCCGGTACGGCTGGTTTTGCTGGTGAGACAAATAACGGAGATGGCGGCGGGGACGAGGGTGTGGAAGGGAAACTTCCTGTAATAGTAACTCCTGTTCCGGCTGTCTCTCCCCCGGTGGTAATTCCGGACCCTAACGAAGACACAGGGACCGTAGAAACTGGTCCCCCTGAGGAAGGAGAGATCGTGGTAACTATCCCGCCAGTTGAAGAGCCCTCATACGAGGATGACCCTCCTCTAGTAAATAAAATGGGGGGCGAAGATGAAGGGGGCGGCGAGAACAATGATCAGGCTTCAACCGATTCAGCCTCAACTACAAAAGGGCGTAAAAACAACACAGATGTTTATGAAGAGCTAAAGAACTTAGGTCGGTCAGATATAGTTCCTTTTATTGCGGACATCGATACCAAGGGGTATCACAAGGAGGGCTATGACGCTATTGACAAGTTGGAGTCGGTGGGAATCTACAAAACAATTGATCTCATATCGGAAGGTCCTATTGCGGGATTTTGTGATCGTCGCGGAGATTTGATACACCTCTCTAACCGAGCAGATTTAAATGTAAATATGGGCAAAGGGGTATATTTTAATGATGTACCGGTTAAAAACAGTAAAGGTGAAACTTATAATTACCCGCGAGTTCGTACGGAAATAAAATACGGAACCGGTGACCAAGGAGTAATGAGTCGGGGAACCTCCAAGGCTCTTTCGTTCTCATGTTCTGCTCAAACTTTTAATGCAAACTTGAGGTTAGCTGGTTTAAACCGAAAGCAATTTAACAAGGTAGCGGGAGCGGGAACCGTTTCGAAAAGCAACTCGTTTGAGACAAAATTCTACCTTACGGGGACAACTATACTTGTTAACGAGAGCAGTGCTGTTTACCGTGGAAATTCATATTATGACAAGCATCAAGTCCCAGATGATGCCGAAGCAATGTCTGGACCAACGTGGGTGCTGCATGGGAACGAGGCTAATTTGCCCTCGGTATATGCCAATACGGACGGGCCCAACGGGAAGATGGTAGATAGAATTGAGGAAGCGTTGAGTCCGGGTTATAATCCCGTTGTCTTTCATCATAATGTAAGCAATGATAATGTAACCGATATAGATATCGGGGTTTATGTGGATCAGCTATATATGCGTTCCGTGGACCCAGAAGAGACAGCGGGAAAAACGCCTTTTAATAACAGTATTTTCTTTGGCATACGAATTGGATACGAAGATGACCGGAGCATAATTTCGGACGGGGGTAGTGTTTTTTATGTTTTTGCGCCCATAACAGGAGTGGCTACATCGAGGTACGAAAGATCTTTTATACTGCCACTTCCAGTGTCGATGCAAGGTAGGGATAGGCGTGTAACCATAGCCGCCATTCATGAAGAGCCCCATCCTTATGCTGTAGCCATGGGGGGTAATTTGAGGAACTGTGGAGTGGGGCGTATAACGGAAATTGTAAACGTTCCGTTAATATATCCTCATTCGGCTATTATTGGAACTATGCTGGATGCCCGGGCTTTTCCTCGTGTCCCCAAAAGAACTTACGATTTAAAATTAATCAAGATGGGGCTTCCTATTAATTATGACCCTGAAAGTCGGGAATATTCAGGAAACTGGACGGGTCAGTTTGCCAGAGTTAAGAAATGGAGCAATAATCCTGCGTGGGTGTTTTATGATATGTTGACCAGCAAGCGTTATGGTCTTGCCAAACACGGGGTGGGGTCTCATATAGTGGATAAATGGAATTTGTATTCTATAGCCAAATACTGCGATGAGCTTGTAGAAACCGGGTTTATTCCGCGTAACGCTCCTCTTATTTTTACCATCAATAGCAACAGCTCTATGGTTAAAATTGATGATAGCGCGGAACCTTCGGCGGGGTTTGAAAGATTAAAGGAGATGTTTCCCATCGGCGAACGAGTTTCTTTTTATAAACTAAAAGATGGTGATAATGCAGATATAACTCGAGGGTATCATCGTCGTATAGGGTCTCATTTTTATGATGATGTTACCAAAGCTTTTCAATTTTCAATACATAAGGTTATTAATCCCGAATTTATATTTGAACGTTTTTATGGGTTGAGACAGGCGTGGATAGAAGATAATGCTAATCCGGGGGCTCCCCGTAAATTGACTGAACGTGAGTGGATTGTTAAATATTTAACAGACAATAGAGGGGTTCCCCTTAGTAAAAAAAGCGCTTTCCTTAAGGAGTATTCTCTTGGTTTTTCATTAGGCAAAGAAGTGAGGTCAGGTAGTACGGTGTTAGAGTCGGATTTAATAAAGCCCGTTTTAGAGCCCCGTTTTGCCGCTAATGTTTATTTAGATCGCGAGCAAGAGGCCTATAATTGCTTGAATGATTTGGCGGCTATCTTTAGGGGGATGGTATATTGGAATAATGGTTCGGTATTTATCTCTAATGATCAGGCGCGGGACGCTGTCATGGTATTCACTAACGCCAATGTTAGGGAAGGTGTTTTCACTTATACGGGGAGCGCAAAAACAACTAGATTCACATCTGTGATGGTGCGTTATAACGATCAAAATGATAATTTTAAACCCAAAGTAACTTATATTGAAGACAGCGCTGGATTACGAGAATATGGTTATCTTGAGAAAAAAATTGTTGCCCTTGGCACAACCTCACAAGGACAGGCTTATAGGCTCGGTCAGTGGTTTTTATATACCAATCAACTCGAGACGGATTTGGTTCAGTTTAAAGCTGGCATCGAAAGTACTTATCTGAGACCGGGTGACGTAGTTAAAATACAAGACTCCTTAAAAACAACAAAAAGATACGGAGGACGCATTAAAGCTATTAACCCATCTAACTTCCAACTAACCCTAGACAAAGGTATTGAAGAAAATATAGTAGGACAAAAAATAACCTTAGTGGTTCCGCGTCCCTCCACAACCGTTAGTGCGCTAAATAAGGAAGCCGACGCCAAAGTAAGAGATAAAGATGGAAGCGGCATTACTACAGCCGAGATAGATGCTACTCGGTCGGCCCAAATAAAACAATTCACCGTTTCCGAAATGGGTGCTAGCGATAGTGCGGGAGGAGTTCAAAACGATTTGATTACTGTTGAGAGTGCAGAGGGGTTTGATAGTGTGGCCGTGGGAACTATTTGGTCTGCTGAGAATACCTCTTCTTCATTAAAGATTAAAGAGGTAGAATACAGGATACTAAGCGTTACAGAAGAAACTTCTGGAGAATATGGAATAATCGCCATGATGTACGCAGGATCTAAGTTTGCGGCCATTGATCAGGGAAAAAACATAATAGCGACCCAACAGTGCGAACCCCAACTAAATGTGGAGGCACCAGATAGCCCTTACATCTCTCTAGAGGGGATTCCGTGTGAGGGGGAAGCTGGAGATGTAAATGACGCTGGAAAAAAAGAGGGGGAGGTAAAAGACGATGGTTCTGATGACGGCGGTGTGGGGAGTGGTTTTACGATCACTGTGGACGATGCAAAGGATACAGAGGGAGAGCTAAATCAAACTAGATCTGTGACAGTTGACTTTAAGTCTATTGTCTGGCGCGTTAAGTTGCATTATGAGGAGTTAGGTTTTGGCCATTTTGTTGTAAAATGGAGAGTTCGTTTTTATGCGGATGGAGAGAAAATTAAAGAGGTTGACGTAGGTGGTACTTCTAATCTTACGAAGGCGTCGGCTGATTTTCCGGCAGATGCAATGGAATTGGTTTGGGAGCTTGATTATCTGATGAATTACGGAAAATGGATAACAGAGGGGAGTTATAGAGTAGCGGCCGACGGAGGAGAATAATGCCTTATACTTTTAAAAATGAACCTGTAGATTATGAGAAATCTTTAAAGGTATCAGGTTTTTATATAAGCAACGATGCGACGGGCACCCCTCTTCTAGAGCCGTTTCCTTATAATACTTCTTTAACTCCTTTTTCGGGGGAATCGGGTATTTCGTATTATGCGACC